ATATGTTCCCGTATCGCTGATATTGGAACATTTGGTAGGTGGTTAAATGTGTCATATTGTGTTTTGTTTCAACAAAGATAACACATTACACAATACAAAGTGCATAATTAAAAAATTTATTTTTGTAACCTTGTTGCATTTATACGTAGGATTGTACGCATATACGTACAAAGTCAAGCTAAAACTTATCTATTGATTGATAAATACAACTTTATTGATTGACAAATTCGGAAGTAAAATGCAGCCAAAAGTAGTAGAATTACTACCTTTATTGTACTTTAAAGGTCTAAAGTAACTTTTGGAAGTAAAGTTTGTCAGAACCCCCATATGAATACTCCGGTAAGTAAAGCTTGAACCGGCAATCTATAAGGTTATTAGCTGAAGGGAAGTTGTCTAAAGTAGTGTAAGTAATAGCTATGTGGCAAAAAGTAGATGCTGCCTTTAACCTGGTTCTAATCATTCGTCTTTGTATGCCCTGTCCTCTATATTCTTTTTTAACCCAAGCCCTATTAAATATGCAAATGCCCTTAGAATAAATTGAGCCGCAATATGCAACGATACGGCTCATATCGTCAAGCATTACCCACCACTCGCGATTGAACTGGAACTCGTCTCCGCAACCTTTAAAGTTTGGGTTTGTGTAATCTAATTGCTTTAGGTCTTCGTAAACTTCTTTATCTAAAATATTTCCGAAGCTGAATATCTTCTTTAGGCGCATTGTGTATCTGTTCGAGTTTAGTAAGGTATAAAATGGCATCTTGTAGTTCCTGCTTCAAATGTGTTATCCATTGCCCAGTAGATAAGTCTTGCCTATCCATTGTGCAGTTATACTTTTCTTTGCCTACTTTTTCACGCCTACGCATATCTTCGATAACTGCTGCTAATATTTTACTATCCATTATTTGTCTGTTTTAGAATGTATTTTAAAACAAGTTTTGCACTTGTATAATATCTTCTTTATTCCTGTTGCAGTTGTGCGCCTCATTTGTATTATCAAGTCATCGCTGCCGCACTCAGGGCAGCTACCTCTGTCTGCTCCGAAGATAACTCCGTAATGTGTTTTAGGTTCTATGTGTAGCTTCAATGCGTTAAATACTTGCTCTAATAACACTACATCCTTCTGGCAGTACTTAATCATTTTAGCCATCGCAATCTTATCCTTATGCAATACGATGTCCTTCCATAAACTATATTCTGTTTTGATCTTAGTGCCAATACCTAAATAGTCAGCTATGTAATTAAGCTTGTTGCTATTAAATCTAAACTTTTGCCGTGCTACCTTTAGCGTGTCAATAGTAACATAAGAAGGGAACATCTCTATTTTATGAAACAAGCACCTGGTTCTTATCCAAGCAAGGTCAAACTTATCGCCATTGTGTCCTACTAACTCCGATGCAGTATTAGCTACCTCTACAAACTTTTGCAGCATTCTTTTGTCATTCTGTTTGCTATCCCATTCTAAATAATAAACTTCTTTTTCGTCTTCCCATTTGTAACAGATGCAAATTACTGCACGTTCTTTGATAATGCTATCAGTTGTAATGTTTAACTTGTAACCAGCAGTCCAAAAAAAGCCAACGTTCGGGCTTGTTTCGATGTCTAAGAATAGTCGTTTGCGTTTGGTTTTGAGCATTATTTATTTTTTGCTGAATTTATCTATTGTGGTATAACCCATAGCAAATAGCGTAAGATACAAGACCGCATCTACCAACTTATCGCTTGGGTTAATTTTTAAGATTATATTTAAGAACAAAGAAATAAAAAGACAAATGCTGCCAAGCATAGCCACTACTCTTTTATGGCTTATACTGTTACTTTCGTCCGATAATAAATTAACTAATATAGTTCTAAAGTTGCTCATATAGTTTAGCCTCAGCCTCTCTTCGCCTCACTAATCCTTTCAGCACCACACCATTTGCCTTCGTCCATTTCATAAACTCAGCCTTAATTGTCGGGTCTTTAGGATTGACATTTACCTTCTTTAGTAAAGTGCTTTTCTTTAAGTTGCCCGTGCCTACATTAAAAGCAAACGAAACAATCGCAGAAAAATTGTTTTCACTAACATCTGATTTTACAAGCGCATCTGTCATTCTAACAAAGTCATCAATGATTGTATCAAATAATTCATTCGCCCTATCCTGAGTAATTACATCGCCTTCCTTTACTTTGCTTCCGTCCTCGTAGAATGTATTGCCATAACCAATAGTCCAGACATTAGCCGGACATTTGTACGCCTTTAACTTGCACCCTTCGAAGTGCTTTACTAAATCTTTACCTGCTTTATTTATTTCCATAACTTATTCCAATATGCTAAAATTAATATAATGGCTATTATTAGACCGATTAGAGCCTTCCAAAAGTTATTCTGAGTAGTTACCTTACTTTTGTCAGCAATCGAAATTTGAGTACTTTCTGTGCGATTAAACGCTATTGTGTCTTTTTTAATAAGACTATTGTCTGTTTCCTTCTCTCGTATCTCGTAAATCCATTTAGTTACGATTTTAGGAACTACTATAATACTATCCTTTGTAATACGGATTGTGTCATAGATCGTAATACTCTTGGTAAATATTTGCTCCTTCTCTATAATCTTGGTAACGCTATCGTAAAAAGTCAAATGCACAGAGTCAACTTTAATAGTCCCCGTGCTATCGTATTTCTTTTCGAACTTCTTAACTGAAGCGCAAGATGTAAGTAGTAAAGCTAAAAGTATTATTCTCATTTTAGTTTCTTAGTCATTTTCCAATAGTATCTAATAGCCATACCGCCAGAAATAATAGCAACCAAACTCGCCAACAATGTGAATAGTGGTTGAATACTTGTAATGCTAAGAGTAGCACTTACTAATGATACTATTGTTGATTGGTCTGCTTGGTTGTTATTTTCCATTATAATTCTTCTTCTTCTTGTTTGTTAAATTCTATGCCAGTAGTCCAATCTTCTAAAAATGTAAAGTCCTGCAATCCAGATTGGTTTACTACGTTAATTATTTGAAAATCAAATTCTTTATCATTTAGCGCATCAATATCTTTAGTAAGTTTTTTGATGCCTTCTTTTGAGAATTTGTAATTTCCTTTGTCATCTAATAGTAAGCAATCCTTATCGTCTGTACTGGCATTGTCTAAACGCAAGATTTCAACTTCTGCTTGATAGTCTTCGTGATGCTTCTTAACCTTCTCGTACAACTTAAAAAGCTTCTTTTGGGTTTTGCTTTCCTGGTTACCGATTACGGCATTGATGCTGCTTACTAATTGTAATAGTTGTTTGTATTTCATTTTGATTTTTTTTGTAAAGATATATAGATTTTAATTATTCCACGGCAAAGGTAAGTTTACAATCGGTGGGTTCTTTTGGTTCTCAATTTGAGAAACTAAGTTACTATCCAAAGCAGCGACATCATTACCGGCTACTAACCACTCGCATACTTGGTCATAAGTTAAATCAGCGTAAGCAGTAAAGTCCGTTTCCGAAGGTGTAGCGCAACCCATTGCCCCGTAAACCTCAGCGTTGTAAGTTCCGTCTTCTGCTTGATAACGCCAATGTACTACTTTAACTACATCGGTTAATGCGTCTTCGCTCGGTGCGGTGTCTAATTGGGATATTACCCATTTGTAAGTTGTTGCCATTATTTATTTTTTAAAGTGTCTAATTCTTGTTTAAGTTCTTGTACGGCTTTGGTTAATGCTGCAACTATTGGCATTTCAGTTAAACCAATAAAATCAGCATTTTGCACAAAAGCTTGTGGGATAAAATCTTTAACCTCTTGCGCAATAAAACCTAAATGCTTTTCAGTTCCATTTTCAGATTTGATTCTATACAATGTTGGCTTTAAGCCCATAATTGCATCAAGTCCTAAAGTTGAAAGTTCAAAATCTTTCTTTTTATTTTTATCTGACAACGCCGTATATACACCTGTTGCTCCATTAATGTTTGCAATTTCAGTTGGTCCACCATTAATAAATACAAATCTTTGTGTAGTCGTAGAATTAAAACCAAAAGCAAAACCATTAACAGTATTACTAAATTGTATTAAACTTGCCGAAGATGTTGAATTTTCAATATTTAAAATAGAACTAAATGCTCCACTTCCTGTTCCGTATATATGTAATTTTTGGCTTGGCGATGTAGTACCTATACCTACGTTACCGCCATTAAGCAAAGTCATTATATTGGCAGCACCATTTCCATTTCTAAAGTAATGTGTTACTCCATCATAATAATTATCACCTGAACTTACAAAATCAATTCTAAGTTGTGCGCCATTTGAAGCTCCAACGTGAAGGCGACTATCAGGGTTTGAAGTACCAATACCCACATTCCCCCCACTTGTTATGCGGAAACGTTCACTTCCACCTGCGTTCATTAATAATGCTGCACTTGATGTTAGAGTTCCATTTGTTCCGTCTGCTTCTAATTGTACATATGCCGAACCTGCTCCTAATCTTGTTGCTCTTATTATTCCACCACCTGAAGCATCTACTTGTAAAGCTACACTTGGAGCGGTAGTACCTATACCAACTAACCCCCCACTTGTTATGCGCATTCTCTCTACAAAACCACCAGAACCATTACCTGCCTCAAAAGCTAATACTCCATAAGCACCACCTGTTAAATCATCAAACCTTATTTTTTGTGTAGAAGCTTGAGCATTTAATGAAATTTGGTAACCACCACTTGCTGCTTTAGTAAATATGCTTGAACCATTGGCTAATATATCTCCACTTGCCGTTACACTACTTGAGAATGTAGCTGCTCCTGTTGAGGCTATTGTTAAACGAGTTGTTCCACTTGTTCCTGTCCCAATAATAAAATTAGTTCCAATAGTTCCAACTACTGCTTGATAAGTAGTTCCAGCACTATCAAAAAATTGTATATTATTATTATCATTTTTGCCAATAACTTTAATACTTTGTTCACTAACATTCGTTTGAATAGTTAAAGGATAACTACCCGCAGAAGCACTACCAAATGATGAACCATTACTACTAAAACTTGCACTTGTTCCACCCAAAGCACCTGTAAGCGTTCCACCTGTTAATGGTAAATAACCACTTAGCGCACTTGTTAAAGCTAAAGTACCCGTAGCACTTGGTAGAGTATAAGTATATGTCCCGTTTGTAATAGTGGACTCTAATCTTAGTTGACCTGTAAATCTTGCCGTACCTGTTACATCAAGTTTAAATGTATCGTTAGTATTGTTTATAGAAACGTTGCCAGAAGATTGTACCCTCATCTTCTCAGTACTACTTGTACCAATAATAGTAGCACCCGTTTGTGAAATAATAACAAAGTCCCCTGCAACACCTGCCGTTACAAACTGCCCATTGACAGTTACAAGACCGAACTTAGCTTGGTAGATAGAACCCGTTACCGCCTCGCCCATTGATACACTCGGAGCGTTACCGCTTAAACGTAAATGATTATCAGCCGTTGAGTTAAAAATCTCAATAGACCTTTGAGGGTTTGTAGTGCCAATACCTAAACGATTATTTGTAGCGTCCCAAAAATGATTGTTTGAACCCGTTACTGTACTCGTTCCGTTAAAAAAAGTTACTTGCCCACTTGCACCCGTACCCGTTACCGGATTGGTTAAAGCGTTCTGCTTAGAATTAAAAGTAGTCCAATCCGTACTTGAAAGCGCACCTGTTGTTGAACCCGATGCTAAAGCTAAACTTAAGACCTGAGTAGATAAGCTAAGACCATTTGCCGTGCCTATTGTTACTGCGTTATGTCTGGCTGCCGTATTAGCTGCTACATTCGTGTTAGCGTTTACTCTTGCCTCTGTGTAGTAAAGGTTAGTACCTTCTGCAATATTTGTTGTAGTACCGGCAGTCTTAGTCCATAAACTTGTAGAAGTAACATATTGTAATATGTCTCCGTTGCTTGGATTTTGTGCAGCTACATTATGAAGTTCGTCCATCTCGTAGCCGTTCTGTATCTTAACCTCAATTACTCCTTGTGTTGGGTGCGCCCTTACTACAATAGCTACATACACTAAATGGTTAGGTGCGTATTGCTTTGTGCTTGTATAAGTACCGGCAGTTGTAGCACTCAAATAAAGCTGCGTACCTTCTGTAAATGCGCTTGTATCTAAATCGCTTAACCTACCTGCTGCAACTACAAAACCGTTGTTCATATTGGTAATGTCCGCTTGAACAACTCCATATGTTTGTGCGCTTGTAGCATCGCCAGTCGCAAGTGCCTTTGCAATACTCGGTAAGTTACCCTGACCGCCATTGATGTAAACAACAGTTCCCTTAGTAATTGTTGCACCCGATTTGTTATAAACTTCTGTAATCAAGTTTTGTGCTTCGCTGATAATTGAAGGGAACGTAATTAAGTTACCTGCTCCGTTTACATACTGCGCACTTGTACCTGCAAAAGCTAAAGCTAAAGTTCCACTTGTTGTTATAGGGCTTCCTGTTATTCCTATTGAGTTTCCCGTAATAGAAGCAGCTACACTTGTAACTGTACCCACCGCACCGCTTGAACGCTGCCAAATAGTTCCTGAATAGATCACATAATCGCCCACCGCAAAAGTAATCGCACCTGCACCAAAGTTTACTGT